GTTGCACTTAAACTGTGGTGCGGTGCAAATGGTGTGGAGATAATGTTCCGTCCGTCTTTTGAATTTATTTACGATACCGAGTTTGACGAATCGGACAGTTTGAAAAAAATTGTTTTTTTCTACGGTCTTAACAACGAAAAGGACAAAAAAGACCAACGCTTCTGGAAACAGAAATTTGAACTGGTCGGCGGCAGATGCTACGTAACAGAAGCCATCTACGACGGCTACGGAAATATAAAGGAAACCATTCACGACTTTGAAAACACAGGCCTTGACTTTATACCTGCGTATATTATTGTAAACGACCCCCTGACGGGCGATTTAAAAGGCGAAAGCGACGTTGCCGAACTTATTTCCAATCAGAACAGATACAATCGTTTAAAAAGCGACGACGCAGACACGCTGATGTTCCATATGTTCCCCGTAACGGTTGCTAAAAATGCCAGCGGCGAATGTCTTGACAATATGCGCATTGCACCGAATGCCATAATAGATTTACAAACTGACCAGGCGGCTGACGGCGATGCCGACATTACAAAACTTGAAAGCGGTTTTGCATACTCGGAAGCGTACGAAAACAGCATAAACCGTGTTAAAAGCGATATGTACGATTTGCTTGACGTACCATACATAACAACAGAGCAGTTAAGCGGTGTTATCCAAAGCGGCAAATCTATGAAAGCGCTTTACTGGGAACTTATCTGCAAGTGTGAGGAGCGCTGGTGCACGTGGGACAGCGCCTTAAAATGGCTGGTAGATGCCATACTTAAAATTAACGACGTGTACGGCTACAAAAAGTTGCCTAAAGCAGACTTCACCATAAGAATTGAGCATCTTTACCCCATCATGGAAGACGAAGAGGCTGAACGCCAAACCGACCTTAACGAAGTAACATCGGGTGTAAGAAGCAAGAAAAACTACATAGAAAAATGGAATGTATCCACAGACGGCAATGCCGAACTTAAAGCCATTGCCGAAGAAAACGACTTAGCAAACTAAAAAAATACCGCCTGAGTCGGCGGATAACAAATAGACGGCGCAAAAGGCAGGACTTGCTGCCAAAAAAGGATATGCGCATACGAAAGGGAGAATATGATTGAATTTTTAAAACAAACCTTCGGCGATGCCGTAACAGATGAGATTATAACAAACTTCAAATCCGAACTGGGTAAAAAATTCGTAGCAAAAGCAGACTATAACACAAAGCGTGATGAGCTTAAAAATATGCAGACGGAATTTGATGAATTTAAAATGCTGGCTGAGAGTGTTCAGGCACGTGCTGATGAGGCAGACAGGTTAAACGAAGAACTTTCGGCTCTGCAAATTAAATATGACGAACACGTATCAGTTTTAAACGGCAAACTGGAGCAGATGCAGCTGGAAAACGATATCGGTGCACTTATAAGGCGAAGTGGCGGCAAAAATGAGAAAGCCGTACGTGCGCTGCTTAATTTAAATGATGAAAACCCTATGGAAAACGCTGCGCAGCAGTTGGATTTACTTAAATCAAGTGATCCATATCTTTTCGATATGCCCTCTCCCACCGGCACAAAGGGGAATTTCCCCCGTAACGATGCCGTACAAACTGGCACGCCGACCTACTCTCAGATGATGCAGTTGGAAGCCAACAAAAACAATTTATAGGAGGATTTTTTAAATGTCTAATTTTAATGCAAAAATATTTAATGGTGAGGTTTTCGGCAAATATGTAAACCAGATACCAAATCTTAAACGAAACGAACTTGTGCACTCAGGTGCACTCCGCCCCAGAGCAGAACTTAAAGATATGTTCTCTGAACAGAGTGGCGGTTTTTATGGTACAGTACCTATGTTTGCAACCATCGGCGGCGATGCCTTAAACTACGACGGCTCAACCGATATTACAGCAAACGAAACAAACACATTTTCACAGAGTATGGTGGTTGTCGGCAGAGCAAAAGCGTGGGTTGAAAACGACTTTTCATCAGACGTAACAGGTGCCGATTTTATGGACAATGTTGCTGTTCAGGTAGCAAATTACTGGGACGAGGTTGATCAGAAAACTATTCTTGCCATCTTAAAAGGCATATTTGCAATGACAGGCACAGAAAACGATAAATTTGTAGACGGTCATACATTAGACATCACCGCCGAAGCAGGCGATGGTTCTAAAGTTGAAGCAACTACACTCAACACCGCCATCCAGAAAGCGTGCGGCGACAATAAAGACAAATTTTCGCTTGTGTTTATGCACTCTGCCGTTGCTACAAACCTTGAAAATTTAAATCTTATCGACAGACTTAAATACACCGACGAAAACGGTATTCAGCGTGACCTTACACTCGGCACATGGTGCGGCAGAACTGTGTTTATTGACGATACTATGCCCGCAGTTGAAGGCGATGACGGCGAGATTTGCTACACCACTTACATCCTTGGCGACGGAGCGTTTGACTACGTAGACGTAGGCGCATCTGTACCTTACGCTATGGACAGAGATGAAGCTAAAAACGGCGGCAGAACAACTCTTTACTCCAGACAGAGAAAGATTTTTGCCCCCTACGGCATTAACTTTACCAAAGCCGCAATGGCAACACTTTCGCCCACAGATGCAGAACTTGAATCTGCCGAAAACTGGGAGATTGTAAAAAATGCAGACGGCACAGCAGCACTTGACCACAAGGCTATCCCTATTGCACGTATTATCAGCAGAGGCTGATAATACCACAGAGGGGGTAGAGAAAATTGCTTAAAACATTAAAAGCAAATATCCGTGAGGGCGACTATCCGTTTTTTACGGATGAAGAACTGGAAAGAATTTTTGAAGAATGCGGCAGAGATATTAATACGGCATCGTACAGGGCGCTTATTATAAAGGCAGAAAGCGACAGTTTAAAACTTTCTGATATGACGATGGAATCTTCCAGAGCGTACTGGTTATCTCTTGCCGCTATGTACCGCAAAAATCGCACCGGAACAATAAAAAGGGGCGATGCGGTATGAAAATAGCAACAAAATCAAGAATAAAACGCATTTTAGAAAAGCATTGCGTTTTGCAGACAGCAGAATTTTTAAGATGTTCTTATGACGAGTTTGGCGATAACAATGGCAAAGAAAAATATGCAGAACACAACATATATTTTTCGCAGTTGTTACACAGATACAATCCGTACATTGACCTGCGCACAGATGACGACAACACATCACACCGCAGGCGCACGCCTATGGCAATACTGCCCTACGACGAGCCGATTGAAATATCCGAAGGCGACATCATATTAACTGACGGCAAAGAATATTCAATAACCTTTTTTGAAGATATTAAAGGGTATTACTATTTAATGTCTCTATCACCAAAGCAATAGGAGGGTCAATATGATTAAAAAACTGTTTTCTTATCTTAAAGCCGTAGGAATAGATGTGTATCTGCCCTCTAAAAAAAGTGGGAAGTGTACCGCTGCATATGCCGTTGTTAAAGAGGAGAAAAGCGAAAAAAGCCTTACGGGTAAAAGTGTTTACACATATTTCACTGTAACGGTTATTGCTCCTCTGGAAAATTACAATGCATTGGAGAATACCTGTAAAAAAGTAAAACAATCATTGAAAGGAACAGCCTTTAAATTTTTTGAAAGCGAAGATTCTGAAAGCGGTGACGACTTTAACGGATACAAACGAACATTAACTTACAGAACATTAAAATCTGCAATATGCACAAAATCATAATAGGAGGAAACTGAATGTCACAAACTGTTAAAAATCTTGAAGAACGCGTACTGGCAAACATCGTGCGCGCTGAAATAACCGAAGAGGCAGATGGTGGAACTACATACGTTTTTTCAACATCTTCCGAGGCAAGCATTAAGCCTTTTGTAAGCGAAGGGACTGAAAAAATACATCGTGTTAAAAATACAATACTTGCCTCACTCCGTTATGAGGATATCCTTTTAGGATATGAAATCAACCTCGTAAACAACACGTTCTGCCCTGAACTTCTGGCGCTTATTGACGGCGGAACCGTAGAATATGACGAGGCGGGCAACTTTGCAAGTTATTCCGCACCCGTAGTTGGCACAGTAACAGAGCGCAAAAACCTTACAATCAGCCTTTACACAGAGGAACTCGACTGCGACGGCGAAACGCTTGAATACATTAAATTCACCTTTAAGCACGCCAAAGGCAAACCCGTAGAATATTCCATCAAAGACGGAGAGTTTTTTGTGCCGGAACTTACATTGCGCTCCAGAGCCAAAACAGGCGAAAGCAGCGTAGCGGTAGAAGCACTTAACAATCTTAACTAACCTTACACAAAGCGGCGGTGGCAACCACTGCCGCTTTTTTAAAACAGAAAGGAGTTTAAAATGAACGAATTTTGCACAAATATATCCTCGTTTGACGGAAAAGGACATTTATCCGTCGTATTAAAAAGACCAAGCATTTTATCGCTCGCTATGGCTGGTAAAATACCAAACCCCTTACTTAGTGCGGCAACAAAACTGTTTGATTTTGCACCTAAAGGTGAGCCTGCATCTATAAAAGAAATCGGTCAGGTACTGCATATAATTGCCGAAGCGTCACTACTCTCTCCAAAATACGAAGAAATCAAAGAAGACCTTACAGACGAACAGTTAATGGAAATTTATCATTATGCCAAGGAGGGTGCCGACGGGCTTGAATACTTTCGTACGTTCAGAGGAGTTCATAAGAGTAGTAACGACTGCAAAAACAAGCAATCTGGCGGTGAGCACAATGCTGAGGATTGATGACGGATACATTGCCTTTTGCATAGATGAGGCAGCCGCATATGTACTGACACGGCTTCAGGCAGGCGACAAGCCCATAAAACGTGCTGACAATCGTGAAACTGCAGATTTTTTGAAGAAAGGCAGGTGGTAGTATGGCATTATTAACTAAATATCAGCGCACCATTGAACAAGCACGAAAAAAACAGGTAGAAGCATATAAAAAAAGCATTGCTGATATGGAAGAGGACAGCAAACTGTTTTACGAGAACGAACTGAAACGCTCAAAAATAAGCGCCGAGGATTATGCCACCATATTGAAAGAACGCTCTGAGCGATATGCACAGCACGCTCAGGACGTGCTTGGTGTTTCGTATATGACGGAACAAGAGCGCTACGACCTTTCGCGCGAGTATATGCAAAAAAGCGAAGATGCACTTACAGAGCATATTGAACGTATAAAAAAACTGGAACGTGAAAAGTTGAATGCCGCAATGGAAAACAGTGTCAATTATGTGTCAGACAGAAACTATTATTCCAGTTGGGAAGAAGTGGGCGATGACCCGATAAATGCATTTGGACGCGTGGACAAACGCTTGAGCGAAGCGGTGATGCAAGGCGATATCTCTTACAAGGAATACTACGACAGGCTTTCGGGCTTTGGCTCTGCCATGTACAAAGACCGCATAGCAAACTCAAACAGATGGCTTGAACACGAGCGCGAAATGAACCAAATATCATCTGAAGACTATATTGCAGGGCTTTACCGTATGCGTACATATACTCAGGAATTTTACTCTGCAGGAATTATATCGCACAGAGAATATATAGACGGGTTGCAATCATTAGATGAAAGAATATTTGAAGAACGCAAAAATCAGCACAAGGAGATACTTCGCCAGGCAGAAAAAGAAAAAAGAGCGATAGACGAAAATGCTCAGGCAAGAATAGACACTCTGCAAAAACAATACAAAGCGGCAATCAGCGATATTGACGAGGATAATTTAGATGACGAACTTGCTTACCTTACAGCGCAGGAGCGTATATATGGAAATGCGCAAACACGTGAGGGTAAAGAAAGACTTGCCGAAATACGTGAGGATATTGAAGATATTAACGAGGAAAAAAGGCGTATTGCATTAAAAGAAGACCTTGAGGCAAGAACAGAAAACATTTTAAATGCCGCAGATTACAGAAAAAGCGTAATAGACAGAGATGCGGCACGCACTGCAATTGACTTAGGACTTTACTATGACGAGGATACGGGATATAAAATGATGCGCCATGTGACGACTGCATTAGGAGATGTTTTGGGTAAGCAAAAAAGTTTTTCTCAAAAATCGTCTGCTGAAATCGACTCTTTCAACTCAGGACTTACAAATTCTATGGCAAGCGCATACGAGACTTTTTCAAGCGGCATTTTAGCAAACTTTCAGTCTTTTGCGGACGGTGTTACAGCAATTAAGGAAAAGATTTTTGCAGATGTTGAATCGGTTAACTCACTTAATTTTTCACGTTTTGGCTCGTCGGGGGGTAAAACAACCATTACTTACAACGACTACGGTGATAAAAAGATTTCAAGTTCAACCTCCGGGACAAAAGTGCTCGATACATTTAAAAATCTTATTGCGAAAGGATTGGGGTTATAATTTATGTCATACAATTTTATTTTTAACGGACTGCACAGTTTAAACGATATGGGCGTATACACCGAAATGAAGTCACGTCCGCTTTTT